AACCTAAAAGAGAAGAGGTAGCTGCTGCTCCACCAGAACCAGAAGCACCAGAAACTCTTGAAGCAAGAGTTGAAGCACTTGAAACCAAAGTAGAAGATGGTGAAGGATACGTTCAACCTCGTACAGGGGCATAATGTCCAAATCATCAAATAAAGGCAAGAAAGGTTCTGCTGGTGGAAAACAATCCAAGCAGAACCAGGGCAATGCCTCTGCAAAGAAAGCAAAAAACGGTGGTAAGAAAAATTGATGGAGTTTATTGCTTTTATGGTAGTTGGTTATTTTGAACTTAGTCCAGGTCAATGCCAACTTGAATATTTCCGTTATAATGAAATACACGCACTAACTATCCCATGCCAAGAGAATGGAACACTCCAAAGAGGGAGTGTTGGAATGCTCCCATCCATCAAATACTCAAAGCCATAGATAATCACACCCGTCTTTTTATGGAGACGGGTGATTTTTGGCACGAAGAACAGGCAAATATATTAAGACAATATCTAAGAGATTTGAAAGATTTTATTCATAAAGAAGAGGGAAGATAATGAATGAATTTCCTTGGGGTGTTGTAATATTATTATCCTGCGGACTTGCCTTTACTGCATATATCATTTACTACATATTAAAGTTAGCAAACGAGGAGATGAAAGATGAAACATCTGAGTCTAATTCTATCAATCACAAGTCTGGGCATTAGTGCTGCAATTGGTGTAGGAGCATACATTACTTATCAAAAAGCACAGAAAATCTTAGACAATCCAGAAGCATTTGTTGGTGCTGTTGTGGAGAAGCAAGTATCAAAAGCATTTGAAAAACTACCCATTCCTAAACTAAATACTGAGAAGTTCAAATTACCATTCTAATGGCTGACAAAGATCCTTACGTCTATAGAATACGTTCAGTACACAAGGTTGTAGATGGTGACACTATTGACGCTGATATTGATTTGGGTTTTGATATCTCCCTTACTAAGCGAATTCGTCTTGCTGGTATCGATACCCCAGAGAGCAGGACAACTGATGCGTATGAAAAGAAACTTGGTCTCGAAGTTAAAGACTGGCTCAAGCACAGATTAGAATTTGCTAAAGATATTCTCATTAAAACAGAACTACCCGATAGCACCGAGAAGTATGGTCGCATTATCGGTCATCTGTTTATTAATGGAGAAGAAATATCCATCAACAATCAAATGGTTAATGAAGGTTATGCTTGGGAATATGATGGTGGAACAAAGAAAAAGAACTTTGATGAACTTCTGGCAAAAAGGAAAAAGTGATATATTTCAATATTGTTAGATTATTTTTAATTATCTGGGCAGCATTAATGATTTCTGCTGTGGAATCAGTTGCGATTCGTACAGAAGGTCAAGTGGAACTGGAAAGTACAAGTCGTGATGCTTATGCTAAAGTACTTTTACTTGCAGTTGGTTCTTTTCTTGGTGATGCTGCCTTTAAGTTAAAGGGGAAAAAATAATTTGTTATGAGACCAACACGAAAAACACTTAAAAAATCGTTACATTTTTATATTAACTATTAAATAGTAAAGATTTGTTTAAGGTGTTACAAAATGACCACGGCACCAGCAAAGGATAAACGTAAAGAAGAGAAAGATAATATCTTTCTAGAAATTCTTTATAACGTTTTAGTTCAATTGCCAGCAATAATTGTTGTGTGGATTATTTCCAAATTTACTTCAGATTGAGAACTTAGCAGATAATTTTTTAGCAATTTTTTTAGCAGGGGCAAAGAGAGGTTTAAATCTTTCTTTGCCTTCTTTTGTGAACTTATCTTTGATTACATCATCAATAATGATTTTGTTATCAATCTCATAGAGGGCATTGATTTCAACTTGGTCACGAATGTATTGTTCTACATTAGTTACTTGTTCGACTAAACGAGTTCCTTCAGCAGAGTATTCAAAAACATCTACGTGACCACCTTCTGCTAAAACATAATGTAGAACTGGTTTAACTTGTTTGATTTTAATTTTAAACTTGTTCTTTGTTGCTTCTTTAATCATTGGTTCTGCTGCATTTTTTAATGCATTCAGAACAGTTGTTGATGCTATCGTAGCAGCAGTGGTAACTACTGCGACAGCACCAGCCGTAGCAACAAGAGAAGGGTCAGGTAAATTAATATTGACTCCATAGACACTAAATGTTGGTGTAGTTGTTGGTTTATTTGCAGGTATTTCAGCAATGGGAGTTTGAGCAGGGGGGGTTTGAGCAACCTGAGGCAGTTGAGGTGGGGGAGTAGTATCAGGTAATCCCCTCTCTTTTGGTTTTTCTTCCTGCTGTTGTTTTTCCCTTTCTGCTTTTACTGCAGCATCAAATTCTGCTTGAGTTGGAACATTAATAACTGGATATTTAATCGTAGTATTTGGTACATCAACAACGGGTACTTCTAACCCACGCACTACTGGTGCTTCAACACTACGAAGTGCTGGTCTTTCTATAGTAGAAATTACAGAAGGACCAGCAATTCTATTGGTGTTTGGATTTGGAATGTTAATCGGATTATTTCCGATGATTGGTCTTAGATTTGGATTATTAATTAATTCTATTGGTTCCATTAACCACATCCTCAACTCGTGGATACTTCACAACTACATCTGCACAAACTTTGTAGTAAGGACTTTCTGGGTGGAACATTATTCCATTCTTATGTGCTTCACCGCATTTTAATAATCTTACAAGTTCAAAATCTAATCTTGCTTTATCAGTTTCTGCCTGTTGTCTAGCAATTTCAGTTTCTGCTCTTTTCTTGCACAAGTTCATTAGAGTTCCATCCAATGGAATATTAAGTCCAGCAGAAATTCCCCAGTTACCATTTCGTGATGCGAATGATTCTGGGTCATCACTATTGTTATTACTACTCATTCCAAATGGAGAAAGTGAAAACGTTGCTCCTTGGCAACTTACCCCACCACCATAAGTGTTCAATGCATATGGACCTTGTAACACCTGAACTGCCTGGTTTGTTACGTTACCCGTAGCAGATGCTGAAGGTCCTGCAATATTAGTATTACTTGGTGCTGGAGTGCTTTGTGCAAATGCAGTTCCAGTTGAAATTATTGCGTAAAGACAGAAATTGATGTAGTGGTGGATTGTGTTTCTGTGGTGCGATCTATCCATGTTTCTTTTGCCACTCCAGGGCCGAGATAGGTTTCACTGAACTGGAATGGAGCACCTTGATTCATGATACTATAATTTGCTCCCTGTTGAGGAGTGCCAGGAATGTTAATATTAGTTCCAGTCACAGTATATGATGTGCCAGTTGTATATTCAACTTGGCGGATTGTTTCTATAACTTTTGTAGTAGATTCTGTAGTCGCATTGATTGTACCCCTAGTGAAATTAGGTACAACACTTTCTGCTAGGGCAGGAGAACAAAACCCTAGCAGGAATAAACCTGCTAGGATATGTCTCATTTGAATACGCTCAGTTCAATACTACGTTGTGCAGTTGCAGTAGTTCCAGCACCACCAGCAGTTACAGTAGGAACACCAGTTGGGGATAAGGTTCCTGCGAGAGTTCCTTTCTCACCACCAACTTGAGTTACACTATCTCCATAAAGATTTGGAGTTCCAATAACACCATTAGTAACTGTTTGAGTTGTTACAGGAGTATCAGCAGCATTAATAGATTCTGAGAAACTAAATGCTTGACCTGGAGTATTGATGTCATAAGTTCCTGCACCACCAACTCCACCGAATGAGGATGATTGGATATTGGTTCCTGATGCGGAGTAGGATGCTCCTATTCTGGTTGATTGAATAGCAGCACCGTCAACTTTTAATTGTACGGAATCGGTGATTCTTGAGGTGATTTCAGCAGCACTGACGGGAATGGTGAAGAATAACGAAAAAACAAATAATAGTCTTTTCATTTTCTTATTTTGTGGTATACACTAAAAATATTTAGGTGAAAATAAATACTTAAAAATGTAGTTAGTTTAATACTTTCAATGAATACTTATTCTAGAGCGATGAGACATATCGATATGAAAGATGTTAAACAAAAACATCAAGAAAAAATTATTGAAAAACAAATAAAAGAAGAAAGGCAAATGCAAGAGAATGAACATATCCTTTCTGCATTAAAGGATAAAGAAAGTAATTGGAGATCGGAGTTGTTCGGTTAGTTGTCATCTAAGGATGGCTTGACAGGGATTTCTGACCGTGCTACTATAAATAGGTAAACAAATGTTACGGATTTCTCATAAATCTTAACATTGTCAACACCCCTTAAACCGAGACCTCTAGGGTGTATAAATTACGTCTCTCATACCCAGTCTGAGGGTGACTGGGGAATAGTATCACCACCATTTCCCTGATGGTCTTACTACTCTTTTAAGAAAAAATGACTGCTACAATTTCACGTCAACAATCACAATCAAATATTTGGGAACAGTTCTGCAACTGGGTTACTTCAACCGATAATCGTCTTTATGTCGGTTGGTTTGGGGTCCTGATGATTCCTTGCCTACTTGCTGCTACAACCTGTTTCATTATTGCATTCATTGGTGCTCCTCCTGTGGACATTGATGGTATCCGTGAACCCGTTGCTGGTTCACTCATGTACGGAAACAACATCATCTCTGGTGCTGTGATTCCTTCGTCCAACGCAATTGGACTGCACTTTTATCCAATTTGGGAAGCTGCTTCCCTAGATGAGTGGCTATATAATGGTGGACCATTCCAATTGGTCGTCTTCCATTTTCTAATCGGTATCTATGCCTACATGGGTCGTGAATGGGAACTGTCTTACCGACTGGGTATGCGTCCTTGGATTTGTGTTGCCTACTCTGCACCCGTTGCTGCTGCTTCTGCAGTGTTCCTGGTCTATCCCTTTGGTCAAGGATCCTTCTCTGACGCAATGCCTCTTGGGATTTCGGGAACTTTCAACTACATGCTTGTTTTCCAGGCAGAACACAACATTCTTATGCATCCTTTCCACATGTTGGGAGTTGCTGGTGTCTTCGGTGGTTCTCTTTTCTCTGCTATGCACGGATCTCTTGTCACCTCTAGTCTTGTACGTGAGACGACAGAAAATGAGTCACAGAACTATGGATACAAGTTCGGACAAGAAGAAGAGACCTACAACATTGTAGCTGCTCACGGTTATTTCGGACGCCTTATTTTCCAATATGCTTCCTTCAATAACTCACGTTCACTGCACTTCTTCCTTGCTGCTTGGCCCGTTGTAGGAATCTGGTTCACTGCTCTTGGTGTTAGCACTATGGCGTTCAACCTCAACGGTTTCAACTTCAACCAGTCCATCATTGACAGTCAGGGTCGTGTACTCAACACTTGGGCAGACGTTCTGAACCGCGCTGGTCTGGGTATGGAAGTCATGCACGAGCGTAACGCTCACAACTTCCCTCTTGACCTTGCTGCTGCTGAGAACACTCCTGTTGCTCTCACTGCTCCTAGCATCGGTTGATAAAAACTGAATAACTGATATAATAAGAGGGTGTAACAACCCTCTTTTTTATGTCTCATAATAATCAACACGAACCTGTACCTAACTGGGTAATCTGGGCAGGTGTAGGTATGATGGTATTCACAGTCCTTGTATTTGTCTTATTCACTCTTGGGCAAATTTATTGGGGATGACGGATAAGACAATTTGACACTTACTTTAATTATTGTTAAAATATTTACTTCTCGTTGTATTGAATGGATCAAATTCTTCTTGGCGACTGTTCTAAAATTTTAAAAACTCTTGGGGAAGAAAGCGTACATCTGACATGCACTTCTCCTCCATATTATAATGCTAGATCATATTCTATTTGGCCAACATATGGTGAATATTTGCAGTTTCTTTCTGATGTCTTTAAAGAAGTTTTAAGAGTTACTAAACCAGGAAGAATGTGTGCTGTCAATTTGTCTCCTGTAATTGAGGCAAGACAGTCTCGATCACATGAAAGTAAAAGACTTGCTATTCCATTTCATTTTTTTTCCTTGATGGAGTCTATGGGATGGAAGTATATTGATGATATTGTCTGGTTGAAACCAGAAGGGGCATCAATTAATCGTAATGGTGGGTTTTATCAGCACCGCAAACCTGTTGCATATAAACCAAATATTGTAACTGAAACAATTTTTATCTTTCAAAAGCCAGCAGACTTTTTAATTGATAAAGTTGTTAGATCATATGGTGGGGATATATTGGAAAGTTCTTTGGTTAAGGAAGAATATGAGAGATCCAATGTTTGGAAGATAAACCCAGAAACTGCATCCAAACATCTTGCCCCATATCCAAAAGAACTTAGCGATAAAATTGTAAAATACTATTCCTACGTTGGTGACGTAGTTTTAGATCCTTTTATGGGCAGTGGGACGACTGCTATTTCATGTATTGATCTTAAACGTCATTATCTTGGAATTGAGATTCATCAAGAGTATATTGATATGGCGCAACGACGTATCTCATCATTTTTCCCTCTTGATAATTTCTTTGAGTAGAAAGACTCATTGACTCTTTTGTTAAGGAATGTTAACATAAATATGAGAAATACAATGGAGGCTATGACTTCTTCAACACTTTCACAACCTATTTCACAACGAGGATGGTTTGATGTACTCGATGACTGGCTTAAAAGAGACCGTTTCGTTTTTGTTGGCTGGTCTGGACTTCTTCTTTTTCCCACAGCTTATCTTGCTCTTGGTGGTTGGCTTACTGGGACAACTTTCGTTACGAGTTGGTACACTCATGGAATTGTATCCTCCTATCTTGAGGGTGCAAACTTTCTTACTGCGGCAGTTAGTACTCCAGCAGATTCTATGGGTCATTCTCTTCTTCTGCTCTGGGGTCCTGAGGCTCAAGGGGATATCGTCAGGTGGTTCCAACTTGGGGGACTCTGGACTTTTGTGGCACTCCACGGCGCCTTTAGTTTGATTGGATTCATGCTGCGTCAGTTTGAGATTGCCCGTCTTGTAGGCATCCGTCCTTATAACGCAATCGCATTCTCTGGTCCTATCGCAGTATTCGTTTCTGTATTCTTGATGTATCCACTGGGACAATCCAGTTGGTTCTTTGCACCTTCATTTGGTGTTGCTGCTATCTTCAGGTTCCTTCTGTTCCTTCAGGGTTTCCATAACTGGACACTCAACCCCTTCCATATGATGGGAGTTGCTGGTATACTGGGAGGAGCATTGCTCTGTGCAATTCATGGAGCAACTGTAGAAAACACTTTATTTGAAGATAGTGATCAAGCAAACACTTTCAAAGCATTTGAACCTACGCAAGAGGAAGAGACCTATTCGATGGTTACAGCAAATCGTTTTTGGTCACAGATTTTCGGCATTGCTTTTAGTAATAAGCGTTGGCTTCATTTTTTCATGTTGTTTGTACCTGTCATGGGGTTATGGACTAGTAGCATTGGTATTATTGGTCTGGCTCTTAATCTTCGTGCTTACGACTTTGTAAGTCAGGAGATCCGAGCAGCAGAAGATCCTGAGTTTGAAACGTTCTATACAAAGAACATTCTACTCAACGAAGGACTTCGTGCTTGGATGGCTCCAGTAGACCAACCTCATGAGAACTTTGTGTTCCCAGAGGAAGTCTTGCCTAGAGGTAACGCTCTATGATATACTGGGAGGGAGACCTCCCTTTTTTAATGATTAGTTCAGAAACACCTTATAAACTTGCTGAGATTATTAGAGACACTTGGCCACAACTTTATAGACCTGTTAAAGTGTCTTATAATAAGAAAAATCAAAATGAACATAAGAAAACTTAAATAATTAGAGAATCAAAAAAGAAAAAGGATGTATACTCCTGATGGATATATTAGTGATCCTCCAGATGAAAAGTGCCCTTATTGTGGAAAATCTAAGAAATCTTGTTCTTATGTGAATAGTTTATCTAGATTGTGGGCAAGAGATGCATGTTCTAAAAAACATGATAAAGTAAAAAATAAAATTTAATCTTATGAAAAAAGTAGCAATCTTTGGATCGGCAAGAACAAGTCCTGATTCTGGTCTTTATAATGCTGTAGAAAAACTTGGAAAAAATATTGCATCTGAGGGATGGGTAGTAGTTACTGGGGGTGGTCCAGGAACTATGGAAGCAGCTAATAAGGGAGCAATGAGTGCCTGCTCAGAAAATTCACTTTGCTCTGTCGCTGAAGCAATCTATCTTCCATTTGAAGATGACGTAAATCCTTATGTTCAGGAATATGAAAAGCATCAAACATTTTACTCGAGGTTGAAAACCTTTGCTAATTGTGATGCTTTTATTGTAACTCCTGGTGGCATTGGAACTCTTCTTGAAATGGCAATGATCTATCAGTTAGTTCAAGTAAATCATATTGATAGAAAACCAATCATTTGTGTTGGTAGAATGTGGAGAACATTGAAGCATTGGATTGAGGATGAAATGTTAGATAATGGATTTATGAATAATGAGGAAATAAAACTCATTCATTATGTTGATAGGTTTTCTGAGGCAACACATCTACTTAAAGGTCTTTTAGTTTGATCATTATTTCATGACATTTATTTGCGTATTAACTTTTTTCTGTTATAATTAGATGGAGTTTAGTTTTAGACATGAGAATTTTTCTTGACACTGCTGATGTAGTGCAAATTGCCAAAGCATATGATACAGGATTAATTGATGGAGTCACCACAAATCCAACTTTAGTTGCTAGGAGTGGAAAAAAATATGATCAAGTAATTAAAGAGATTGCCTCTGAGTTTCCTGATCTTGTAAGTATTTCTGCAGAAGTTGTTGCAGATACTGTAGAAGATATGCTTACCCAAGCATATGATCTTCATAAAATTTCAAACAATGTTACAATTAAAGTTCCATGCACTATAGATGGTTTAAAAGTTTGTCGACAATTATCTAAAGAACAAATCACAACAAACGTAACTCTTATTTTTTCAGCAGCTCAGTCTGTCTTAGCTGCAAAAGCAGGAGCAACTTATGTTTCTCCTTTTGTTGGAAGACTTGATGATAATTCCTTCAGTGGAATGGATCTTGTCTCTGGCATTGCCAACGTTTATCGTATTCATGGATGCCCAACTATGGTTCTTGCTGCATCTATCAGAAATGCTCATCAAGTTTCTACGGCATTCCATGAAGGTGCTCAAGTTGCCACTATCCCACCTAATGTTTTTTGGGAAATGTACAAGCATGTCTTGACTGATAAAGGTCTTGAAATCTTCCAAAAAGATTGGGAATCTATTAACTCTACTACTAACTGATATTAAAAATGACTACTTACAACGTTACTCTTCAATCTCCTGACGGTACTGAAACCACTATTCAGTGTCCCGATGATCAATATATTCTTGAGGCAGCAGAAGAGGCAGGTGTTGACCTCCCTTCATCCTGTAAGGCAGGCGCCTGTAGTGCTTGTGCTGGTAAACTGATTAGTGGCACAGTGGATAATGAAGAACAATCTTTCCTAGATGATGATCAAATTGCTGAAGGATGGGTGCTGACTTGTGTAGCATATCCTACTAGCGACTGTGTAATTCTAACTGAACAAGAGGAAAATCTGTGACTGCTGGAATGCTTGGGCAGTTTGCTCTTGCCCTTGAAAAACTTGGATGGGACGCCAATGATGAAATCTCTGTTGAGATTGGTGGTGTAGCAGTCACAGGAACTGCTACAAACCCAGATGCAAATCCTAAGTGGGCAAAACCATTTGGAACGGTGTCCTATCAAAATGATGCTTTTATTGTAATTAAAAACAAATCGAGGAATCCTGTTGTTCCTTCTCAACCAAATCCAGAACTTAAACAGCATCATGTATGATTATTGGGTAGTAATAGAAAAAACTACAGGTAGAGTGATTGCTCACTGTGGTGAAGAAATGGATGCTAGAATGATGTTTGAATTTGATCCAGATAAAAGATCTTATAGAAAACAAAAATTCATTATGGATCAAGTGATCACTGTAACATCAACCACAGATAAGCAACTTCCAGGACAGCAAGGTTTACCTTCTGCAAAAGAAGAACTTCCACCCATAGATCTTCAGCAGCAAGTATGGTTACCCGAAGGACAATCGGAACCTCTTTTATTTTGAAAAGTAAATAAATACTCATAAGACGCAAGATCTTATGGAACTCTTCGCTTCTCCGAGACAGTACTTGTACAATCTTCAAACTACAAGTTCATCAGAAGCAAAACGAATGTGGAGGCGAAGTATAAAAGAAAGGTGGAATCACGAATGTGCATATTGTGGTTCCACTGAAAATTTAACTCTGGACCATGTTGTTCCTCAATCAAAAGGAGGTCCAGATGAAACTAAAAATGTTGTCTGTTGTTGCCGAACTTGCAACCATGACAAAGGACACACTTCATGGGAAGTATGGTACAACTCTCAGTATTTTTTTGATCTAGGTAGATATCAAAAAATATTAGAATGGATGGAACCAGAAAAACCAAAAAATTTGTATTCTTATGGCAGCAGAAGGAACAATGCTACTTAATAAATAAGATATAAGAATAGTAAAAAAGGTTAATGTCTGCAATTAATATAAATCTAGTGCTTGAGCAAGGTTCAGACTTTGACGTTGATTTTACCATCAGAAATGATGATGGTACTCCTTTAAACTTGACTGATTATACTGCTGAATGTTTTTTAAAAAAACATCCAAGATCAACAACTTCCTATCCATTTGATGTTACTTTTGTGGATAGAATTGCTGGTGAAATTACAGTATCAATGGCAAGTTCTGTGACTGAGACCTTAAAAGAAGGTAGGCATATGTATGACGTTTTATTGACATCTGGTACTGGATTTAAAACTAGAGTAATACAGGGTAATATCTTAGTTAATCCAGGAGTTACTCTATGACAAAATACGATGTAACCATTTCTCATAATAGGAAAAGAGTTACGGTATCAACTCCTCCAAAATATGGAGTTGATGTTAACTTTGAAGTTCCGTCAAAATCAATACAGTATAATAATATTATTCTTGACGATATTTCTTCAGGATTTAATGGCATTGGTAGGACATTTTCTTTATATGATGATGGAACACCATATACTCCAATCAATGATCAGCAACTATTAGTTGGGAAAAATAATTATTTCTTAGAACCTTCAGAAGATTTTGTTGTTTCTGGAAGTTCTATCATTTTTACAAATCCTCCACTTGTAACGGATGATATATTTGTAATTGCTTTAGTAACAACTGCTGATCTGACTAGAACTGTCAATTTTATTGTTGATAGCGGAAATCAAAATATGACGCCAGGTGAAAAAGGATTATTAACAGTTGATGTGAATGGTATAATTGATTCTTGGAAGATATTTGCAGAAACTCCTGGAAATCTTCAACTTGATATTCAAAAATCAAATTATTCCAGTTATCCTACCTTTACGTCGATTGTTTCTGGCAATTATCCTACAATATCTAATACAAATAAGGGATTTGATGATACGTTAACTGGATGGAATACTACAATATTATCTGGGGATATTATAAAATTTGTGGTAAATTATTCTGTGGATATTACGCAATTCCTAATATCCTTTAAATTGAAATTATGATAAATAACTTTAGTTAAACACGAAAGCCAACGAGGGAGATTTTTAGATGGCACTGTTAGTACCAGCTATTGGTGAAGTAGAATCACTTAGATATCTGATTGGCGCAAATAATCATGTGCCAACCCTTTCTGAGACTTCTCCAAGAAATTTAATTCTTAAACTATATTCTAGTAATACTACACCTGCTGATGGTGATGAACCAAGCAGAACCAAATATTATGAACCATATGCTGGTGGTGCAGCTGCTGCTTCATGTGGTTATGGAACCGCACCTGTAACTGGATATCCAAGTTGCATAAACAATAGAAGTGATCAGTCTTATACATCAAATTATGGTATCCTATTAAATGGATCACGCTGGGTTCTTAGAAGAACTGGTACTGGTGGAACTACAGTGACTGCAACATATCCAGAGCAAACATTTACCTTTAGTGGTGACGTTGCTCTGAATACAAACGCAGATTACATCTACGGATATTATCTTGCAAGAGCAAATAATATGCCTGTTACTCTACTTGGTGTTCAAGATGCCGCAACTGTTGGTACTGGAACAGCTATTACTAAAACTGATGTAACTGGAGTTATTGGAAACCGTTACGTTCAAATCAATAGTGGTGGTGTTGATGAAGTTACTGTCGGAATGGCAATGACTCACCTTGCAATTACTGGTAACACTGTAGGTATTGCTACTACCGCACAGGTTGTTGGAGTCGACAGAGCGACTGGATATGTTTATCTTGATAGTCCTCTACTTGCTAACATTCAGGTTGCTACTGGATCAACTGTTAGATTTAACTTCTCAAAGGTCAGCACATCTGTAAACCATGGATTGGCTGCAGGAGATGTAATCTTTATTCAAGGTAATCAGTCAGGAACAACCACTGGCGCAAACTGGGGTATTACTTCATCTACCTATACTGTTCATAGCGTAAATGGACTTAGAGAGTTCTTTACAACTCCTGCTATTCATGGTACTGGAACTGCAACTCTTCTGAATAGTGTATTCTACGCTGAAAGATTTACAAATGGTCCTTACAGAATTCAGAACCCTGGTGATGAAATTAAAGTTACTCTTAACGTAACTCTTGAGTGATATATACTTATAGATTATATGATTAGTTTTTGGGGATTGCTCTTGGGGGCAATCCCTATTTTCATATGGAGGGTAGAGAGTGCAAAATTTTCCCGATGATTATGGCAGTATAGTTGATTTGCCAACAGAAATCATAGATTGTGGCAGTATTCCCGTAAAAAAAGATAATGATTTAGAAGATGAAGAGGAAGATAAACCTCTTCCAAATTCTTTTTCGTATTGTTCTACTGGAAAAACAGAATCTTTTAAGATAAAGGGATCATCTAAAAACAACTTTACTACAATTTTTATTCGCATAGAAGATCTCAATGAAGATTCTATAGTCTTCTTTGGGATTATTTTGACCTGGATTGGATTTGGTACAGTATTTGAAATAGAAAATGGACTTGAAAGAATAGTATCTCCATATCTAGCTTCAGGTAAAGTACGATGACATTTAACCTGAAGACGTTTTCATATCCTGAATATTATATTCAAGAAGATTGGGGTTTAGTAACACAATCTTCAACAGAATCTGTAAATTTAGGTCTAGTATCTTCTCCCGATACAGAACGAGAAGATTATGGATCTATACTTACACCTCAACAAGAACTTTTAGATTATCAAGATCAGCGCAAATTCATATTTGATCTTGATAATGCGTTAGAAGAACGGACATATTCTTATAATGAAAGATCTATAATTCTTTCACAGTCGCCAGATGACTATGGAAGCATAGGATCTACTGTAACATCCTTTATTGATTATGGATCTATTGCAGATAATCAGACTGAAGCTTTAGACTATCGTTATATTTACTATACTGGAGATGCATATCCTTACGGAACTATTGAGTTCTCTGGATCTGCATTATATGAACCAAAATTACTTTATATTCATAAAGCAGAGGGATCTGGAGATTTTTCTGGTACTAAGGTAGAGAAGAGTTCCTTTAGGGAAATTGGATCTGGATCATTCTCTGCGTTCTCTGGATCTGCAGAAGTTGTTGGAGCAAACCCACCAGATTCTACAGTTCTCTTTGAGTTCTCTGGTACTAAAGTAGAGAAGAACACTTATTCTTATAATGAGAGAGCGATATTTGTCTTCGATGGATACGATGATTATGGTTTCATAAACGTTGTACAAGATTATGATGATTATGGTTTACTTACTGATCAAGTTGTTTATGAAGACTATGGAACTTTAAGCTCTCCATTTAATGAGACAACCTATCCTTATGGAACTATCCAGGTATCTGGATCTGCAGTTACAGAATTCTTAACTCAATTTATCCATGTAGGTTCTGGATCTGCTGAGTTTTCTGGAATCAAAGTTGAAAAGAATACCTTTAGGGAAATTGGTTCTGGATCATTCTCTGCAATTACAGGTGCTGCTGAGGTTGCTGGTGTCAATCCTCCAACTTCAGGTCTTGCTATATTCTCTGGTACTAAGGTAGAAAAGAATACCTTTAGAGAACTTGGATCTGGATCTTTCTCTACCTTCTCTGGATCAGCGGAAGAAACTGGAGTCAATCCTCCAGATCAAAATTTACTATTTGAAATCTTTGGTACTAAGGTAGAGAAGAGTTCCTTTAGGGAAATTGGTTCTGGATCATTCTCTGCAATTACAGGTGCTGCTGAAGTTGTTGGAGCAAACCCACCAGATTCTACAGTTCTCTTTGAGTTCTCTGGTACTAAAGTAGAGAAGAATACCTATTCTTATAATGAAAGAGCAATATTTATATTTGATGGATACGATGATCATGGTGTTATAAGTGTTATTCAAGATTATGATGATTATGGATTACTTACGGATCAAGTCGTTTATGAGGATTATGGATCTGTAAATCCTCCATTTAATGAAACAACATATCCTTATGGAACTATCCAGGTATCTGGATCTGCAGTTACAGAATTCTTAACTCAATTTATTCATAAAGCAGAGGGCTCCGCTGAGTTCTCTGGTACTAAGGTAGAGAAAAATACCTTTAGAGAACTTGGATCTGGTACTCTCTCTGCAATCACAGGTGCCGCTGAAGAAACAGGAGTCAATCCTCCAACTTCAGGTCTTGCTATATTCTCTGGTACTAAGGTAGAAAAGAATACCTTTAGAGAACTTGGATCTGGATCTTTCTCTGCAATCACAGGTGCTGCAGAAGAAACTGGAGTCAATCCTCCAACTTCAGGTCTTGCTATATTCTCTGGAACTAAGGTAGAGAAAAATACCTTTAGAGAACTTGGATCTGGATCATTCTCTGCAATCACAGGTGCTGCTGAGGTTGCTGGCGTCAATCCTCCAGATTCTACAGTTCTCTTTGAGTTCTCTGGTACTAAAGTAGAGAAGAATACCTATTCTTATAATGAGAGATCAATAATACTTGCACAAACTCCAGATGACTATGGAAGTATAGGATCTACTGCGACAGTATTTGTTGATTATGGATTTATTATTGATTCTGAATTGACAACAGGAGTTGAAGATTATCGTTATATTTTTAATACTGCAGATGCATATCCTTTTGGTACTGTTGAAATATCTGGATCTGCATTATATGAACCAAAATTACTTTATGTTCATAAAGCAGAGGGATCTGGAGATTTCTCTGGAACTAAGGTAGAGAAAAATACCTTTAGGGAACTTGGATCTGGATTATTCTCTGCAATTACAGGTGCTGCTGAGGTTGTTGGCGTCAATCCTCCAGATTCTACAGTTGTCCTTACCTTCTCTGGAACTAAGGTAGAGAAGAGTTCCTTAAGGGAAATTGGTTCTGGATCTTTCTCTGCAATCACAGGTGCTGCTGAAGAAACAGGAGTCAACCCACCAGATTCTACAGTTGTCCTTACCTTCTCTGGATCTGCTTCACAATCATTCATACCATCTACTGAAATTGGATCTGGATCTTTCTCTGCAATTAGTGGATCAGCAGAATCTAGATTAGTCAATCCACCAGATTCTACAGTTCTCTTTGAGTTCTCTGGTACTAAGGTAGAGAAGAACACTTATTCTTATAATGAGAGAGCGATATTTATATTTGATGGATATGATGATCATGGCATTATAAGCGTTGTACAAGATTACGATGATTATGGATTACTCAGTGATCAAGTCGGTTATGAAGATTATGGAACTTTAAGCTCTCCATTTAATGAGACAACATATCCTTATGGAACTATCCAGGTATCTGGATCTATTACTCAGGATGTTCAAGTATATGTTCCATACATAACTGGATCTGGATCAGTCACATTCTCTGGATCTGCTCCACAATCCTTTACTCCAGCTACAGAAATTGGTTCTGGATCATTCTCTGCGTTCTCTGGATCAGCGGAAGCAATAGGTGTCAATCCACCAGATTCTACAGTTCTCTTTAATGTTTCTGGTACTAAGGTAGAAAAGAATACCTTTAGAGAAATTGGTTCTGGATCTGCTACATTTAGTGGTACTACAATTATTCTGAGTACTCCAGAATGGGTTGGTTCTGGATCCGCTGAGTTCTCTGGTACTAAGGTAGAGAAGAATTCCTTTAGAGAACTTGGTTCTGGTACTCTCTCTGCAATTACAGGTGCAGCAGAATCTGCACTGGTTAATCCACCAGACTCTACACTTCTCTTTAATGTTTCTGGTACTAAGGTAGAGAAGAATACCTTTAGAGAAATTGGTACTGGATTTGTTACAATTTCTGGAAGTGCTACAAATCTTCAGAATAGATTTGTTGAAATTGGATCTGGATCATCCACATTCTCTGGATCTTCTACACAATCCTTTACTCCAGCTACAGAAATTGGTTCTGGATCATTCTCTACAATTGGAGGATCAGCGGAAGCAACAGGTGTTAATCCTCCAGATTCCACAGTTCTCTTTGAGTTCTCTGGATCTAAGGTAGAGAAGAATACATTTAGCGAAATTGGTTCTGGATCTGCTGAGTTCTCTGGAGAAGGAACGGCAAGAAAGAATCCTGGATTTGCTGGCAGAGGATCATCCACATTCTCTGGATCTGCTCCTCAGGCATTTATTCCTACAGCAGAAATTGGTTCTGGATCATTCTCTGCGTTCTCTGGATCAGCGGAAGCAACAGGTGTTAATCCTCCAGATTCCACAGTTCTCTTTGAGTTCTCTGGATCTAAGGTAGAGAAGAATACATTTAGCGAAATTGGTTCTGGATCCGCTGAGTTCTCTGGAGAGGCAATAATTGCTCTTGAAGCACTAGCGATACATGTTGGAGAGGGATCGGCCACATTCTCTGGATCTGCTCCACAATCGTTCATTCCTACAACAGAAATTGGTTCTGGATCATTCTCTGCGTTCTCTGGATCTGCAGAGTCTACCTTAGTCAATCCACCAGATTCTACAGTTCTCTTTGAAATTAGTGGATCTTATAGTAATCTGAAGGCAACTTATGCTCATCAAGGAACTGGCACATTATCAGTAACAGGTAATGCAATCCAAAAATCATTACCTTCATATAAAGGATCTGGAACACTTTCTGCAATTACTGGAGCAGCAGAATCTACACTGATCAATCCTCCAGATTCTACAGTTCTATTCCAAGTATCTGGTACTAAGGTAGAGAAGAATACCTTTAGAGAACTTGGTTCTGGATCATTCTCTGCAATTGTTGGTTCTGTAGAATCCATAGGTGCAAATCCACCAGAAAATACAGTTCTCTTTGAGGTTTCTGGTACTAAGGTAGAGAAGAGTACCTTTAGGGAAATTGGATCTGGATCTGTCCAGGTCAACGGAGATTCTCTTAATAGACCAGTATTCATTTATAGTGGATCTGGATCAGCCACATTCTCTGGATCTTCTACACAATCCTTTACTCCAGCTACAGAAATTGGTTCTGGATCATTCTCTGCAATTGGAGGATCTGCCGAGGTCTTTGGTGCAAATCCACCAGAAAATACAGTTCTCTTTGAGTTCTCTGGATCTAAGGTAGAGAAGAATACCTTTAGAGAAATTGGGTCTGGATCTATTTTATTCTCTGGAGGAATAACTCAGAACATACAAGTCTATGTTCCAAATATAACTGGATCTGGAATAGTTTCAATTAATGAAACTGCTATTGATAAGTTTAGACCAAACTATAAAGCAACTGGTACAATTGCAATCGTTGGTAATGGACGAGAATCTTATACTCCTACAACTGAGATTGGTGGTGGATTAATTGAAATAAATGGAGTTGGAGTTGGTACATACATTGTTTATAGGCAACCATACGTCTTTGTAACTATCATATAATAAATCATATAATAAATAACTAAAAGTAATCTGGTACTGGATTAATGGTAAAGGGTGTAAAATTTAGGAGAGGTACTACTGCAGAACATGCCGCTTTTACAGGTGCCGAAGGGGAAATAACGATTAATACTGATAAAGATATTGCAGTGGTTCATGATGGAACAACTGTTGGCGGAAAAGAACTTGTAGGTATTGCAGCAACGCAGGCAATTACAAATAAAACTTTAATTTCTGCGACAAATGTAACCGTTAGTGGCGTATCAACTTTTACTACTGGTCCAGTTTTAATTGGTACTGGAACTTCAACAGGTACTGCAGATCAAGATTTTCAAGTTGTTGGTGGTGGTTATATAAGTGGTAATCTTGGCATAGGAACCACAAATCCAGATCATCTCTTAAGCATTAATGGTGCTACTAATCATATTCAAGTATCGGGACAAACAGCAAGAGTTCGTGTAAATAGACCTGATGCTTCAGGAACAAATGCATTCGACTTTCAAACAAATGGACTATTTGATTGGGCTTTCGGATCAGTATCTACAGGATCTAGTGATCTATTTTATAGATCTAGAAATGATGGCGCTACACTAGATGTTTTAACATTAAAATATTTGGGAGGTAATGTTGGTGTAGGAACAACAAATCCGATATCAAAACTCGACGTCGCTGGTAATGGAAACTTTACTGGTGGTATATCCGCTACAGGTATTGTTACTACTACTACTCTAGCTGTTACTGGATTCTCTACTGCAAGAAATCTAACCGTTGTTGGAGTTACTACTTCATCAACTGTTAATGATAGTAAGGGTGATGTAAGAGCAATTCCTCAAAATGCTCAAACAGGTGCTTATATACTGGCAGCATCAGATGCTGGAAAACATATTGATATAACAACTGGAGGAGTTACAGTTAATGCTAGTATTTTTTCTGTTGGAGATGTTGTAACTGTATATAACGACTCTGGATCATCTCAAACAATAACTCAAGGTACAAACGTAACTTTAAGACTTGCTGCTACAGCAACTACGGGCACTAGAACGCTTGCTCAATATGGTATCTGCACACTTCTTTGTGTCACTGGAGGTGCCAATCCCGTATTTATAATTTCTGGAGCTGGTTTAACTTAATATGACAATACAACAATCATTTTTTCATCAAAGAATGCCTGCTGGACAGCAGTTATTTACTACTCCTGGACAAACTAGTTTTGTTGTTCCTCAAGATGTATTTGTAATATCTGCAGTTTGTGTTGGCGGTGGAGGAGGAGGAGCTAGAAACGCAACATCTGGTACTGAGGTAGCTGGTGGTGGCGGCGGCGGTTTACGTTATATTGTGAACCTTGCAGTTACACCTGGCGAAACTTTAACTATAAATGTTGGATCTGGTGGTACTGCAGCTGCTGGAACTGCTAGTGGTATCGCAGGCGTCCTTTCTAATATTTTAAGATCTGGTACTGTTTTAGTTCAGGCAAATGGTGGCGGCGGCGGTACTCAGACGACTGGTGGAGCTGGAGGAACTGGAACAACGGTTGGCGCTGGGCCAGTAAGTGGAACAGTCGGTGGTGGTGATGGTGGAACTGGTGGTAACAACAGTACTTCATATAATGGTGCAGGTGGAGGCGCTGGAGGATATTCTGGAAATGGTGGAAATGGAGCAACAAACAATGCTCAGGGCGGCGCTGGAACGGGAGGAGCAGCAGGTGGCGGCGGCGGTGGCGGTACAGCGCAGGGTTACGGTGGTGGCGGCGTAGGAATTCTTGGAGAAGGAACCAGTGGCGCAGCAACCGCAACATCAACAGAGGGTGGTAACGCTGGATCTGGCGGTACAAAACCAACTTTATCTAATGGCGGCGCTTATGGTGGTGGTGGCGGTGGATCTGATGCTTCTACGGCAGGTGCTGGAGCTCAGGGAGCAGTGAGAATTATATGGGGACCAAGTAGATTGTATCCTTCAACCAATACTGCAGATGTATAGTAAAATAAATAACTTAAAGTATATTTTGATAGATAAAAATTTTAACAAGGTCTATTGAATATAATGAATTGGAGAATATAAATGGTCAAAGAAGTACAATTTAGAAGAGGATCTACCTCTGATCATACTTCTGGTGTTGGATTTACTGGCGCTTTAGCAGAAGTAACTGTAGACACTACAAATAAAACTCTAAGAGTTCATGATGGATCCACTAAAGGTGGTCATGAACTTGTGGGAGTTGCAGCAACTCAAAGAATTACAAATAAAGATATTGAAGCAACGACTTTAATAGTTAGTGGTGTTACAACGTTACCGAACGTATCAAGAATTAATGTAACTGGAGTCTCTACATTTGCATTAATTAATGTAACTGGAATCTCTACATTTACAAATGGACCAGTTTTTATTGGTTCTGGAACTTCAACTGGAACCGTATCACAACCACTTCAAGTTACTGGTGGTGCTTATGTTTCTGGTAATCTTGGAATAGGATCCACAAATCCTGGAGAAAGACTTCAAGTTGATGGTAACTTGAGACTTGGAGTTTCAACAACTTCAAATTATATTGCATTTTATGGAACAACTGGTGATGGTCCTGGTTCTTATAATCACACCTATATTGGTGAAAGAGTTTGGACCACTGGAACAGAAAGATCGGAACTTCTTCTATTTAAAGGAAATGATGCAGATGCTTCCAATGGGTGGGATAGAATAAGACTTGCTGGTGGTCAAGTTAGAATTGATACTTATACAGCAGCAACTTCTGGAACTTTTGAAGGTATTGCTACATCTACAAATCTAACCAATAGAGTTGTAGTCCATTCAACAGGTGAAGTTGGAATTGGATCTGACGTTTTAACTGGAACCGTATCACAACCACTTCAAGTTACTGGTGGTGCTTATGTTTCTGGTAATCTTGGAGTTGGTGTCACTAATCCATCATATAAACTTGACGTAACTGGAGTGGTAAGGTTAGGAAATTCAGTTGCACAAGGAAATCCATCAATCAGTGATATTACCGTAAATGCCCATACTATTTTATCGGGACAAGGTGGAAATTATCTTTCAATAGGTCAATATGGTTCTAGTAATAATTTTGCACAGTGGATACAATCTGGATTTACGGTTCCATCAACAGCAACATATAACATAGTTTTACAACCTTTAGGTGGTAATATTGGAATTAGTGTTACAAATCCAACTGCAGAATTGCATATTGAAGGAACGGGATCTGCTGCAGCATCCTCAGCTCCATTAAAAATATCAGTTGCATCTACAACTCTACTTACTACGCCAGAATCTGGTGCTTTTGAATATGATAGAGTTCTGTTATATCATACAAATGATGATACGACAAATGCTAACCGAAGAGCATTAGTTCCTGAGATTCAGTTTATTCGCAGACCAGATAATTTATCAATTAATGACACGACAAGTCCTGGAACATCATTTTTTGGTGCAACAAATAGACCCGCTTTACTGGGCGGGTACATCTATGAAATAGAAGCAGTTGTTTTTGTTACAAAAGTTACGAACGCTGGCACAGTTACGGTTCAAGCATCATTGTCAACAGGTAACTTTACGTTTGCTACGTTGCAGGCCAATACTGCTTCAAACGCAATTGTTGTTGGTGGAACAGTAAGTCCAGTAACTATATTTACTTCAGCATCTCTTACTGCTGGCACATCTCACGGAATCACAATTAAAGGTTTAGTTCAACCAGCATCAAACTCAAGATTAGATTTACTTGCTTTTAGTTCAACTGCAACAATAACAGCATTATCAAACTCTTATATGAAGGTTACATGCGTTGGTACTGGTACAACAATTGGAAACTTTGGATAAAATCAAGACTAATTGCTATTGATTCAAAGCCTAAATAAGTTTTAGTAGTCCCAAAGTATAATGACTAAGCAAGTACAGATAAGAAGAGGATCTAGTACACAACATGCTTCTTTCACTGGTGCTGAAGGTGAAATAACTTATGATACTGATAAGAAAACTGTAGTGACTCATGATGGAACCACCGTATCTGGAACGTCATTAGCAACTGAGTCATTTGCTGTTGCTTTATCAATTGGTTTGGGTGGTTGATAAATTTGTAGATTTTAAGAAATAGAGGTAAATCTAAAAAATGGCAAAAGCACTTTTACATCGTTACACTTTTACACCATCTACAAATACTGTTTCGATTGAAGGAAATATTCATAGAAGAAGATTACTTCTTATTACTAACGTTACAAGTAATAAGATAATTTATAATTTTGCTGATCCTAATTTGACAGCAATATCTGTAACTTTTGATAATGATACTGAATTAACAACTGTTGTTTTATCAGCTGATTGCTCGGCAATGAGCACTAATGATTCCCTTCAAATCTTAATTGAAGAGGACTCTGTAAGATTTAGACCATCTCCAACTTATACTGACCCTGTATCAAAATTTAGAATATCTGAAGCTCAAACTCTTATTGATACGGACTTTGAATATGGTCTTCAGTCAACAAAATGGGAAACCCTAGAGTTAGTAAATAATATTCCTGGATTTTATTCCAGTACTGGAGATATTGCTTTAAACTTAACTTATATAAAATCAACTTCTGGAAGTAAAATTCTAACAGTTACTTGTATAGATCATGGACTTATTGTAGGAATTCCTTTTGATGTCAGAGGACTTAACCAATCAAATTTAGATGGTAGTTATATTGTTGAGTCTGTTTCTGGTACTGATATATTTACATTTTCTGCAAGAAACACTGCAAATTCTACGGGAACAATTAGTGGAGCATATACTTACTTAGTTCCTGGAAAATTTTATACTGGGTCTGATATCGCATATGATATTGTAACTACTGATGGTGCAACACCTTCAACTATTGCAGTTACAACTCCTTATCCTCATGGATTTACTTCTGGGACAGAATTTTATGTCGTTGATACACTAGGAACCCAATCTCTTGAATTTAACGCATCAAGTGTTGAAGTTGCTGATACAATTGTCACAACTAACACATTTGAACCAAATCAATATAATTCAAACAATGGTACGGGAATACGCAAAACAGATATTTGGGATTATACCAGTACATTAAGCACCAAGTTTGCTAGAGGTGGAGATGATGTTGCTACTAATGCAATCAACATCAATTCTCATGGATTTACTAATGGGCAAGTTGTTCTTTTTATTGTAGCTCCCAATAGCACTGCTCCAACTGGACTAACGGCAAATAACCGTTATTATATTGTTAGTGCCTCAACGAATAGTTTTTCATTATCAGATACATCTGGAGGTGCTGCAGTCAGCATTACTGCAGCTACTGGAACTGGAATTTTGGGATTCTACAGAGGTTATACTGCCCTTAGTATGACTAATACCACATCAGATGCTGTGAACTGGAATGAGGATACAAGTGTTACTGATATAAACACACCTTTGCTATGCGTTGGTCCTACTTCTGGAACCAATATCATGCAAACTTTAGTAACTACGCAAAATCCAGCAAAGTTATATGATGAGTCAACTGTTGTAACTTATTATTATTTCCAAGCAGCAGGTACAACTTCACGTACTTTATCATTAGCATCTGGCGGTGGAACCAGAATTAACTTTAGTGCAACTACATCTACAGTATCCGAAAATGTTTTTGTTCCTCTTATAGCAAATAGTTCAAGAAATACTTTTTACATTGCTAATCATGGATTTATTACTGATGAACTATGGACATATAATAACGGTGGAGGAACAACTATAAGTAATCTAACAAACAATACTCAGTATTATATTGATGTTGCAGATACAAATCAATTTGGATTAAAAACATCTACAGTTGGTAGTAGAATTGATATTACTGGATACGGTGCAGTGGGAGCTGCCCATTCATTCCAAAAAATAGTTGATAATCCAATTAAAAATACTATTTTAATAGCAGGACATGGTTTAAGTGATAATCTTGAAGTTGTTTATGAAGTGGGATCTGGTACAACGATTGGAGGATTGACTGGGGGACTAACATATTATACGCGAGATGTAACTGATGATCGTTTTAGATTATCTGAGACACAAGGATCAGCAGCTATTAATATCACCAGTGCTGGAGTTGGAATTCAAACATTTTTTACTACCACCACAGGCGCATTTGATGGAGTTTATTCAGTATCATCTGTTGGTCTTGGAACAACGGGATTTAGATTTACAAACTCCAATATAACAGTACCAAAGATTGAGGCGACATTTAACCCTCAGTCAAAATTATATGTCGGTGGTGATAATTTTATTGAAATTCCTTCGCATAGACTTTCAACTGGCACTCAAGTACTTTATAATAATGGAGGAGGAAGCAATATAGGCGGACTTACTAGTGGATCATCTTATTATGTTATCAGAATTGCAAAAGATGGTCTTAGACTCGCTAGTTCTTTTGCAAATGCTACTGCTGGAGTTGCAATTACTTTTAGTTCAACTGGATCTGGTACACAACATACTTTAACTTCTTCAAATCTAAATGGAGAAAATATTGGTGTTGGTACAATTAGAATTACTGCAGATTCTGATCTTGTTGAGGGATTTGATACTAAATTTAATCGATCATTCAAATCTGGAGATCCAATTGTTGTAGGAGTCAGTAGTACAACTGTCTTTGAAGGAACAGTTTATGGTGTTCTTAGTGATACTAAGATACAAGTCAATGGTACTCTCCCATCTACTTCAGTTAGTAATACATATTTCTTAAAGCCAACTTCAATTTATGTGAAGTCTAATTCATTTAGTGTACATAGACCTTTTGATGGTGGAGTTGAAATAAATGCTGGATTTAATGCAGATTCTCAAATTGTAAGACAAACTCGTAGATATTTCCGTTATCAATCAGGTAAAGGTTTGGCGTCGCAGTTCGCTATTAACTTTAATCCTCCTCTTGATATTTCAACTATTTCTGGTATTAGTACAACAGCAACTGCAGTAACACGTTATCCACATGGATTGACTACATCACAAAGTATTACTATTAGAGATGCTGAAGTTACAAATGGTCCAAATCCTTATAATGGGCAATTTATTGTAAAGTCTGTTATTGACTCAAATACTTTTGAGTACTATATGGATACCGCTCCTTCACAATCAATTGTTGGGGGATTCCCTCAATTGGTCGTACAAGGTTGGGGAGGATCTAAACTTAGAGCTGGAATGTATGATTTCCAAAATGGAATGTTCTATGAATATGATGGAGACCAACTTTATGCCGTTAGAAGAGATAGTACAGGTCAGTTAGGGGGGACAATTAGTGTAACTTATAATTCAAATGAAATAATTGGATCTGGCACAAGATTTTTACAACAACTGGAAGTTGGAGACCGAATCGTTATACGTGGTCAAAGTTATAAAATAGTTAATATTCCAAATAATACTACATTGTATGTTCAACCAGCATACAGAGGAACAACGAATAGCAATGTTATTACATCTAAGACAGTTGATACTAAAACGGCACAAATAAATTGGTCTATTGATCCTTGCGATGGAACTGGAGAAACTGGTTATGTTCTTGATGTAACTAGAATACAGATGGCATACATGGATTATTCTTGGTATGGCGCTGGAAAAATACGTTTTGGATTTAAAGATCAAGAAGGTGAAGTTATTTACGTACATCAATATAAGCACAATAACAAAAAAAATGAAGCATTTATGAGATCTGGTAACCTTCCTGCAAGGTATGAGATTTTGAATGTTGGAACTCCAGTCTTTGCACCATCACTTGCTCACTGGGGAACAACCGTACAGATGGACGGTAAATTTGAAGATGATGATGCTTATCTGTTTACAGCCTCTGCTCCATTTTTGACATTCTCTGGATCTACAGCAACTGGTATTGGAACAGCAGGAAATTATACCTATGTACGTGCCGATGGTACTACTTCTACTGGAATTACAACATTTACTGCAAGAAATACTTCAAACGTATTTTTTGGTCCAGGAAATGATTATGTAACAATAAACAATCATGGACTTAGTACTGGTGCATTAGTTCAGTATATTAATACTGGAGGAACTGTAATTGGCGGACTTACAAGTGCAAATTATTATTATGTCGTAAGAAGAGATGGTAATACCTTTAGACTTGCAACTACACTTGTGAATGCACAAGCAAATGCTTATATTGATTTTACTTCAGCAGGAACGGGAACTCATACATTTAGATCTTCATTTGCATATGCCATAACGCCAACAAATGTTACAGGATTTGGTGAAAGATACATACACAGATTCTTGACTGACGCTAGTGGATTTGCAAGTATAGGAAACGTTTCTTTTGGTACAGAAATTACTAGTACTGCAATTGCAGCAAAAGGAACTGCATATGTTTATCGTATAATTTCTGCGGGAGGGGGACAAGCATACGTCGATTTCTTCTTTAGTTCCGCACCGTCTGGACCAACTGCATCTACAAACTTTATTGCAAACCAAACTGCATCTAATATTAGTCATACTTTTGGAGGTGTAATCCCAGTTCCTGATGTCATTCCATTAATCTCACTTAGACTTGCACCTTCTGTAGATGGTGGAATTACGGGATTATTGGGAGAGAGAGACATTATTAATAGAATGCAACTTGCACTTGATTCTCTGGGAGTGTTAACAACACATGACGTTGAAATTCGTCTAATCTTAAATGGTCAAGTTGATAGTGTTACTTGGCAAGGTCAAGGAATTCCAAGTCTAAGTCAAGTCATTTCTCATAACTCATTTGATATTGTTAGTGGAGGAACTCAAGTATTTTCATTCAGAGCAACTGGAAACCCTCCAGATTCGACTGGAAGAAGAACTCCAAATGCTTTTACTGCTGATATTTCATCGCTGCTTTCTTTAGGAAATTGTATTCTTGGTGGAGATGGTGTTTATCCAAATGGTCCAGATGTTCTTACAATTGCTGCTGCGCCACTAAACACTACTGGTATTACTGTTAATACCCCAATGTCTATTTCAGCAAGATTATCTTGGAAGGAAAGTCAAGCATAATTGACTTTTGATGCGTAAAAGACTATACTCTAAATATAGGTATATTTCTTTACATAATTTTATGAGATTCACAGTTTATTCTAAGCAAGGATGCCCCTATTGCCAAAAGATTGCTCAGGTGCTAGAGTTGTCTGACCTTGAGCATAAGATTTATGATCTTCATGATGATTTCACTCCTCAGCAATTTTATGCTGAATTTGGAGAGGGATCTACTTTTCCTCAGGTTATTTTGAATGATCAAGAACATCTTGGCGGATGTGTCGATACTATCAAGTACCTTCAAGAAAATAAAATTATCTAAATGAACAGCACTATCCGAGAAGTCTATTTTGATGTAGAAAAGGCTATTGATTTTGCATTCAATGGTCAGTTTGTTTTAAAATTTTATGACTATCTCAAGATAAGAGGAACTAAAAGAATTGAAGTTGAGGAATTTATTGTAAGTCCAACAGCTTTAAATATTACAAGTCTTATAACAGACCTTAGTTCTTACATTGAAGGTGGGGCGGATAATGATCATAAGCAACTTAGAGAAGCATATGGTCATATTCCAAAACCACAAGCAAGAAAAATAAGAGACTATCTTCACGGTATCTTAGAGGATGCACAAAGATACAACTATGATAAACGACCAGGAAGACGCAAAAAACAGTCTAAATAGTTCAGATCCTCATATCAATAGAGGATTTGAATTAATGTTACGTCAATATAATAAGGAGGAGGAACCATCAAAGCCGAGAACGTTTCAACTTGCGTTTGGTAAGATGATATCTCTCCTCAAAAGGGAGATACATTTTCATTTTGAAATTTCTTTTAATATTGTAAAAAAGTAACTCTCTTTGTGGAGGTTTAAAAATGTTAGCAGTAACGCTTACCATTACCACTTTAATTTCTATCATGTTTTTCTTTGTGGGAGGAATGTTTGGGTGGATGGCAAAACAGCATTTTTATGAAAAAAATTACGTTGCATATACTCATCCAGAAATGTTTGACGAAAATGGAAATGTAATACCAGATGAAATTTTAGCAGTACGATTTGAGAATGACTATGAGTACAACGAAGACGACGACGAAGAGGAAGACTGAAACTCCTATTCAAAAACTTCAACCAAATCCATTTCAACACGAGATTTTAGATCTTGTTTCAAAACAAAGATCTAATGCAAAGAAAGTTGAAATTCTAAAAGAGTACCGAAATGATGGTCTTGTGACTCTTTTAATTTGGAACTTTGATCCTAGTATCACTAGTGCAGTTCCTGAGGGCGCAGTTCCTTATGCAAATGTAGATGGTCAAACATCTGTTGGTGGAAACTTAACTGATTTGATTGATAGTAAAGCAAAAAATGCTGGATTAAAATCAAATGGATATTATGGCACAGAAGAATTTGTAGAAGAAACGTCCAAGACTTCCATTAGAAACGAATGTAAAAACTTTTATATTTTTGTTAATGGTGGTAATAATGAATTGTCTCAGATTCGAAAAGAGACAATGTTTATTAACATGCTACAAGGACTTCATCCCCTTGAAGCAGAAATTATGTGTCTTGTAAAGGACAAACGATTGACTGATAAATATAAATTATCAATTGATAATGTAAAAGAGGCATATCCCGATATCACTTGGGGTGGTCGTTCATGATATCCGCAGTAGATACGGAGAAAAATATGACAGAATATGGAAAAGAAGAAAAAAACGTTCTTTCCTCAGATTATGGATGTGAAATTTTACTAGAAAAAACAACTCTAGAAAAAGCAAAAGATACTTCTTTTCCTAACGATGCATATTTGGTTTGGTATACTATCGGAGAAACTGATCATGTTGATTTGACGAGGGGAACAAGGGTTCGAATTTTTGATATGTATTATGATAAGTATGGACCAGGAGCAATTAAAAAAATTGACTTTGGTTATGGAAGAGTAAGTCCCAAACTTTGGGGATATAAAGCGCCAAATAAAAAGAAAAGAAAATGACTCAAGGATTTGAAAGTGATAGCAGCAAAGCAAAAGTTACTATCTATACTGATGAAGTTAAAAAACTTTTAAAAAAGTATAAAAAAATTAAAAAATATATGAAGTCTCCCATGTACACATTAAAGGTCATGGAAGGAAATGAAAAAATAGTTTCTGAACTTTTAGAAGAAACTGATGAAGAAAATCAACAATCAACTGACGAAAAAATAGAAGAGTAAGATGGGAAAGCACTACTTGTTAAATCTGTACGGATGTTCATTTGTCCTTTTAGACGATGAACGTTGTCTTATAGATCTACTGGAAAATGCAGCAGTAGCAAGTGGCGCTACCGTAGTACAAACAATATCTAAAAAATTTGACCCTCAGGGTGTTACCGTACTTTGCTTACTTTCAGAGAGTCATATTAGCATCCACACCTGGCCTGAGGATGGTAAGGCAGCTGTGGATGTTTATACTTGTGGAGATTGCAATCCTAAAATTGGTTGTGATATTATCATTCAACAACTTTATGCTCAGAGTCATACTTTAAGTTATATCGAAAGATAATATTTGTATCGTAATTTACAAATTTACTTGAATAGATATTGTAATGGGTCTATAATGACCTTACGTTCATCCAGGAAACTGGACGCAAGTAGGACGGCGGAACGGAACGTTCATTTGCTATTTGCAAATAGCAAACGCAAACCGCCCGAAGGAACGGGACTAATCATCTCATTCTGGAGGAAATCCTAATGTCTAAAGTAGTATATCGCGGTGTTGAATACGATACGCAAAAGCGTCTTGAGTATCAACAGCAAATGATGCAGCAACCTCAACAGTACAACGAAGTTTATCGCGGAGTTAAGTACACTAAGGAGGGTCATAAGTGATGAAAAAACTCAACGTACTTCAACTCATCAAAGAGCAGAAACAAAAGGAGAATCGTCGTCACCAGGCATCACTTGCACAACTTATTGGAAATAAGTAATGCAAGATTACCATTATCACTATGATGATACAGACAAGGACAATAGACCAATCGTATTCATCTAGTGCAATGGTTTGAAAAAATATTTAAATCAGAGGGGGGATTGACTCCCCCTCTTTTTTTGTGTAGAATATATTGGGACTATTTAATTCAAGATGAATACAAAGAAAGTATTTGAACTAATTGAAGAAATTGAATCAAATCTTAATGCCTTAAAAGAAGAACTCGAAGGTTCTAATCTTGATTCACTTTATGAGTATGAAGAAATTACTCCCTATGTTGATGATGATGTTGAGTATTATGATCCATCTGAGGAAATCTAATGTATGAAGATTTAACTGCTTTTGAAAGAGCACTTGCTAGGTTTGGAGATAAAGTTCAATATATTGTTGGACTTGAAGTGTCAGATAAGATGTCTCCCGAAGTTGCATATCAAGAGATTAAGGAAATGATGAAGGAATTGAAAAAACTACGCAAAAAAGAAAGAGAGTATTGGGAGGAAAAAGAATGAACCAAAGCGTTAAACTTATTTCTGTAACGCCAGATGCAGAAAAACATATGGCATATTGTGCTCGGGTAAGTAACCCTGCTAATCAGGATAATGAAAAATTTTCTGGACTGCTTAAGTATTGCATTCAGCATCAGCACTGGAGTATTTTTGAGCAGGCAACAATGACTCTTGAGATTAATACTACTCGTGGTCTGGCAGCTCAAATTTTGCGCCACCGTTCATTTACATATCAAGAATTTTCACAGCGGTATGCTGATAGTTCTTTACTGGGAAGCATTCCAGTTCCCGAACTACGTCGCCAAGATACTAAGAATCGCCAGAATAGTATTGATGATGTAGATCCATATGTTATTCAAAAATATCAAATTCTAATGCAGCATCATTTTGGTGAAGCAATGAAACTATATCAAGATATGTTGAATGATGGAATTGCAAAGGAGTGTGCAAGGTTTGTATTGCCCTTAGCAGTGCCCACAAGACTCTACATGACAGGCTCAGTCAGGTCATGGATACATTACATTGATTTGCGTTCTGGACACGGTACACAGAAGGAACACATGGATATTGCGAATGAAGCAAAGTGTATCTTTACATGCCAATTTCCAGCAGTATCTGAAGCACTTGGATGGTTCCGTGATGGTTGTTCAGAGTGTGTAGATCCTCCCTCCATTATAATTCAATAAATAGCACATACATCATATAAAATTATGCCTACATATCCTGTTATCAATAACAATACTGGCGAGACTCAAGAACTTGTAATGACAGTTGCATCCTATGAACAATGGAGAAAAGATAATCCAGATTGGGACAAAGATTGGTCAAAAGGTTGTGCCAGTGTTGGTGAAATTGGCGAATGGAAAGATAAATTGATTAAGAAAAATCCTGGTTGGAATGATGTTCTTCATAAGGCATCTCAAGTTCCTGGATCAAAAGTAAAACCAATTAACTAAAAAAAAGTATGGCAAGAAGAAGGAGAGGTTCTGATCAACCTATTGGGGTTGGTATGACAGCAAAACAAATGAAGCGCAAAAAACCAATCAATCTTGAGTTGATGAGAGATATTGAACCTCTCACAGACAATCAAGAATCCTTATTTAAATCATATGCAGACAATAAAAATATTGTGGCATATGGGTGCGCTGGAACAGGTAAAACATTTATCACTCTCTACAATGCTCTTCAAGATGTACTAGATGAGAATAGTCCATATGAAAAGATCTATATTGTAAGATCTTTAGTAGCAACTAGAGAAATTGGATTTCTTCCAGGAAGTCATGAAGATAAGTCTGATATCTATCAGATACCATACAAGAACATGGTCAAGTATATGTTCTATATGCCAGATGATGCTTCTTTTGAGATGCTTTATGGTAGTCTAAAAACTCAAGGTACTATTAGTTTTTGGAGCACATCTTTTATCAGAGGTACTACTCTTGACAAATCTATTATTATTGTAGATGAGTTTCAGAATCTAAACTTTCATGAACTTGATTCTATTATTACTCGAGTTGGCGAAGATTCTAAAATTATGTTCTGTGGAGATGCCACTCAGACTGATTTAGTCAAAACAAACGAGAAGAATGGTATTGTCGATTTCATGAGAATTCTTAATATCATGCCATCATTTGATACTATTGAATTTGGCGTTGAGGATATTGTACGCTCAGGAATCTGTAAAGAATATCTTATTACAAAAATGGAATTGGGATTCTGATGTTTAATCATATTGAATTGAATCTTCCTTCTCTTGAGAGGGTATTGATTGATGGAGTTCGTTACTATAAGATTCCAGAGGAAAATTCTCCTCTGGAGTTTGTTTCTATTACTTCAGTCACAAGTAATTATAAAAAAGAATTCTTTAATAAATGGAGAAAAAGAGTTGGTCTAGAGGAAGCAGATAAGATTACAAAAAAAGCAACAAGTCGTGGAACAGATATGCACACACTTGTGGAACATCATCTTAAAAATGAAGAACTTCCTACAGTTCAACCTTTATCTGAGATGTTATTTAAAATTGCTAAGCCAGCTTTAAATCGTATAAATAATATTCACGCTCTTGAAGGATCTCTTTATAGCAAGTTCTTAGGAATCGCAGGAACAGTAGACTGTATTGCAGAATTTGATGGGGAACTTTCAATCATTGATTTCAAAACATCAAAACAACCAAAGCCAAGAGATTGGATTGAAGGGTATTTTGTTCAATGTTGTGCATATGCGTGTATGCTTCATGAATTAACTGGTCTTTCAGTTAAAAAATTTGTAATCATTATGGCATGTGAAAATGGAGAAGTTGAAGTTTATGAAGAGCGGGACAAAGAAAAACACATTAGACTTTTGACAAAGTATATTAAAAAATTTGTTTCTGATAAAACAAATCAGGTTTCTTGACTTTATATGTCTTAACTGGTAAAATCGTAAAAGAATTACGGGTGAATTAATTTGCAAATAACACTATTAGAACTTATGGAGAATAATTTCAATCAACAAGTGTTAGAAAAGGTATTAGAAAGCAAGTTTTTTTGCCCGTCTAAATTTGCACAAGAAATTGAAAAGCTTGTCCTCAATAATGAGGATATGAATTACATTGATGCCATTGTATTTTTCTGTGAAAAGAATAGTATTGATTTAGAATCAGTTCCTAAACTAATTCCAAAACCATTGAAAGAAAAAATTAAATATGAAGCAATGGAATTAAATTTTTTGAAGAAAACATCTAGAGCAAAATTAGTATTCTAAATGACACCATTTGATTGTTATAAATTATACTTATCTTTAAAAAATCATTTTACTAAAAATAATTACGATTATCACAAGTATTGTGGTAAAACAAGAGCAAGTTTAGAATCCTTTTATAAAAGAAAAGATAGATTTTTCTATGAAAAACTATCCAGACAAAAAACTGATAAAGAAATAGAAGCATTTTTTGTTTCTAATTTTGTTTCTTGTAGTGATCCTCAATCATTATGGATTGGAGAAATTATAAGAAACGGGGAAGAAAAGCATAAAGAATGGTCTAAAAAGATTCAATCTCTTTCTTATCTTTTTAAAGAAGAGGTTGAATCTATTTTTTCGGGTCAAAATTTTGATGAATTTTTTAAAATAGAAAACAACAGACATCCTATTATTCTAAAAAAACACCTTCAAGGTAATTTATCTTTAGAGACTTTGCTTATACTTGAGAAAATTCTTGGATATAAAAAACATTTTGACAAAAAACTTGAGGATCCAATATGGCAGATCGTTTCTATGAAATTAAACAAGTACACGCCATTTCTAAATATTGATGTATTTCGTTATAAAAAAATTTTAAAGGAGTCTCTTTTATGAGTTTTTTCGATTCTGAGGTTGTCCGCGCTGAACTTACAGAAATATCTGAACTTCAAGAGGCAATTTATAAAAATGTATTTGAATTTGTTAGAATGAATAGTGATGAAAAAATTCATCATGTTGATCTTTTGCAAAGACTTTTAGATAAGCAAAAAATCTTATACACTAGATTAAGTTTATCTGATGATCCAAAAGCAAAAGAAATGAAAGAAAAGATATCTCATTCAGCGACCATGATGGGATTACCCCCTAATGTGGATATGAATGTTATCTTTAACAATATGTCCTCCCTGATCCAGGTCATGCGCGAACAGATTGACAAAACTGGGTCTGACTCCTAGAATAACGGGGTACACAAAAGCCAAATCCAATTAATCCGAGGTACACAAATGTCTTTCGAAAATCTTAAGAAGCAATCTTCTCTTGGCAGTTTGACTGCTAAACTTGTTAAAGAAGTGGAAAAGGTAAATAACACTTCTGGTGGAGGTGCTGATGAGCGTCTCTGGAAACCCGAACTTGATAAAACTGGCAATGGATATGCAGTTATCCGTTTTCTACCTGCACCTGAAAATGAGGAACTTCCTTGGGTGAAACTCTACACTCATGCTTTCCAAGGTACTGGTGGATGGTATATTGAGAATTCTCTCACCACCATTGGACAAAAAGATCCTGTCTCTGAGCACAACCGCGAACTGTGGAACAGTGGTAGTGATAAAGATAAGGAGACTGTCCGTAAGCAAAAGCGTAAACTGAGTTTTTACTCAAACATTTACGTTGTAAAAGATCCCGTAAATCCTCAAAATGAAGGAAAAGTTTTCCTCTTCAAGTATGGCAAAAAGATCTTTGATAAGATCATGGCAGCGATGCAACCCGAATTTGAAGATGAAACTCCCATCAATCCCTTTGACTTCTGGCAAGGTGCTAACTTTAAACTGAAGATTCGTAAGGTTGACGGTTACTGGAACTACGACAAGTCTGAGTTTGAATCTCCTGGTGCTCTTCTTAGTGATGATGATGCTCTTGAAGCACTCTGGAAAAAAGAGTACTCTCTTGAAGAAATTATTTCTCCCTCTCAATTTAAAACTTATGAGCAACTGGAAGTACGTCTTAAGGGTGTTCTGGGGCAAAAATCAAGTTCTGCTTCTGCCGCCGTTGCTGCTGTTGCACGAGAAGAGGAATCTTATGAGGCGTATTCTCAGAATGAAACGTCTGAAAGCCGTGTCATGAAGGAACTTGAAGACTCTTATGCACGTAGTAAGTCTGTACCTGAACCTACATCTAAAAATGATGTAGACGAAGATGAAGAAGATGCACTGTCTTACTTCAGTAAACTTGTAGATATGTGATCTACAAGAAAGGGGGCATATGCCCCCTTTTTCATTCGTATAGTCTTATGTTATCTCCGCGTTTCAAGGTACTATTGATATATTGATCTCCCCCTTCTTTATATTCCATCTGAGTTTGAATATCATCAAATAATACTGGAAGATATTCTCTCTTTAATGCAAAGATAATTCTTTTTCTTTCTTCTAAACGAATTTCATGTTCGTAGTTTGTCACTGGAACTAAAAATTCTGTAGAAGGAACTTGTACTAATTTTTCTAGAATCTTATCAAAATATTCGAAGTAGTATGCGTTTCCAGGTATTGGAGAATTTGATAAGGTAACTCTTATTTCCTCAACTTGACTTCCGACTGGTATTCCTTCATTATCTAAAACAAAAGACAGTTTTGGTTCTGGTACTTCAGGTGCAGTTGGCAATTCGTATGAGAAAACTTTAACTTGATAATCATTGACAGTTACTTGATTAACTTCTACAAGTTCAGTTACTACATGAGGTCCGTTATAAATGTCTTGAGATACATTTGCGATAGTTACTTGATCTCCAACTTTAAGATTAGTAAATCCAGTACCATATGCTTCAACTGTTACAGTAGTTGATGTATTGGTTCTGTTTCCAGAATAAATGTCTAGGAGTTTAGATGTGCTTGTCTCTATCCAACTACCATTTGTTTTCCACTGATTGCTAGTTCTAATTCCAGATTTAAGAACAACAACATCTTTTGAATTTTTTATTTCTTTTGTTTCATAATGACGAATACCATTATATAATGTATTATAATCTCCGTACTTACTCAGGAGATATTCATCAAGTGCTTGCTGAGTCATAGGCCACTCAGATAATACATTTTGAATATTATTAGAAAGTAAAATAACCCAATCTAAGGTGTCATCTCCATATAACTGGAATGCTGTATTATCTGGTCTTTCATCTCCCTCAATAATATACTGATCAAAATATTTCCCATCACCAAATATTTCATCTCTTATTTTTCCACGCTTAAATAAATTTTTCACAGGAGTATAATCAGAAATATTTTTCCTTTCTGGATTACGATCTACATATTCAAAATTTGGAACTCCGTCGAAATATCCTGGCATTTTAGTTAATTGATTAGTTTAGTATTAATAGAAAATTTGTCCATCATTTACACCTTCATAATCTTTATCTGTTAATGGAGATGTCTCTGAGAATTGCAAAGTAACTTGAAAAGATGTCATTGACCCATCTTCTTCGTAAGTCATATAAGATCCATCTGGAGTGTAATTTACGCTACATTCTAGTAAAGCACATCTTTCTTTTATTAAATTAAGACTTGTTGCACCTTTTCCCTTGTATATAATATCAAAATAATAAGGTCTTTTGAAGAACATTTGAGATGCTCTAGGAGCCATATTTGATTTAAAGAAGTTTATAATATTTCTTATTGCTTTAGATTCATCTGCTTCTCTTGGAGTCATCTTGAACGTATAAGAAAATGTTCTTAGAGATGGTCCAGTATAAACTAATTCTAAGTTGGGGTTCATAATAACTCCCATACCAACATCACTACGAGCAAGTAATTGATTTGTATCCATACTCATTGCCTGTGCAGCAAAAAATGTTTGTGCAGCTTGCTTCATCATAGGGTCTCCAGTTGCTGCTTTAAATGCATCCATTAATTTAGTAACTTCCTCTCCAGCTTGCTTAGCATAATCTTCCGCTCCAACTAATCTACTTGCAGATTTAAGACCTGCAAGTTGAAAAGGATTTAATTGACTTTCTCCCCAGTTTTGTCTATTTGAATCTTGAATAGTTGGTTGAATACCTATTACTACGGATCCACCCTTCTCACTTTTAAACATTACATAATCTTGATCATCTTTCATTCTTAGCGGATATCTTCCTCCACCTCCACTTGCAGTTTCTGCACCAAATCCAGTTCCTGGCAAATTTGCTGCAGATGCAGGCGCTACGCCTGGAGCGGCACCAGCAGCTCCTGCAGCTGCAGCAGGAGCAGCAGAACCAGGCGCCGATCCTGCTTTACTTGTTAAATTGTTTTGAAGTTTTGCATCAGCCGCAGCCCCATTGATAGCATTCTTAGCTGCAGTTTGTCCTGCAGTGCTTGAAATATCGTTTCTTACTGCTTCTGGTAATTTATTAAAATTTCCACTTGGAGCAAACTGAGTAGATCCGTTTGCTGCTACTGTTGTTGTTCCGACTTTTCCAAGACTTTGTGCCGCTCTTCCTGTGCCAGTTGTTGCATAAACATCAATAGCTGTTTGATTAGGATTTGCTCCAGTCAAAACTTTATTGTTAAAATCAGTCTGATTTACAGCTGTTCCATATGAATACGAAACAGATCTAGTTCCTGTAGTAGCACTTTTATCTACAATTGTTTTTGGTATTGATTTTGTTGTAAATTGACCGTTAACTAATCCAGCCATGAATTATTTGGAGACAGGAAATTGCTTTATCTATTTAGACGATGTTTTCCATATTCTAGTTCTAACAGATCATCAATTTCATTATTCCTTATCAAATGATATTTACTCTTTATAGACTTCCATTTATAACTTTTATAATTTTTTGAATGAAAATTTAATCCTTCAAATCCCCATTCTTGCAATTTAATTGTTGCGACAAGAGGATATTGATCATATATTATTTTCTTTTCTGGAATATGTAAAAAAGTATAGAAGTTTCCAATTTCTGGTAAGGCATGAGTTTCACTTAATGAATTTAGAATTTCTTTTCTTAATTCATCCTTTGTGCTAAATGAATCTAAATTCTTTTTAATTGAACTTATTCTATTACGTGCCATTATATAATACCCAATTCATCTTCTGTTATTATTTTAAACTCAAGTAAATTATCTTTGCAAAATTCTTGTGCAGCTTTCCACTTTGCTTCATTTGTCACATAGGTATATATTTCATTAATGTATGTTTTATTTTTTTGTGACTTTTTCTGGGGAGGCATTGTTTGTTTTTTTGGTTTTATCTCAATTAAATATTTGCACTTTCTTCCATCTTTATGTACAATTTCGACAAAAGCATCTGGAAAATATCTTCTCACTTTTTTTGTTACTGGATCATAATAAGGAATTGAAATTTCTTCAGAACCATATTTTAAAATACTGGGATTTCTATCACACCACCTTAAAAACTTTAATTCCCAACTAGATCTATAGATTATATTGTTTGGATTTCCAACATACTTCTCAGGATTTTGTGGTCTAAACTTGCCCTGATGATACTTACTATCTTTTGGCATTACAAAATCTCTTATACATATTATATAAACTAGGAATATTTATAGATGGCTTTAAAAGCATCTTCAAATAATACTGCTCTTGCGTTTGGTGGTGGAACGGATTTTACTTCGAGTGCTGCGCCAATTAATTCAACAGCAACACTTCCAAGCACAACAAGTGTAAATACTCAGCAAGCATATTCTTCTGGATTAAATTTAACGCCTACAAGTCAAACTGGAGACGGATCAACAACAAATCCTGGTCCATCAGGAAATGGTCCAGGTAAAGGTGCATCAACTAGACCAAGAAGTATTGCAGATATTAAAACTCAGATTTTACAACCAGCAACAACATCTCACTTTATATGTAAATTTCAACCACCTGCTCCTGTCGATTCTTGGCAGAAACAAAAAGAACCTCAGTATGCAGGAGCTCCTTATAACTCCATAAATTCTGATCTAATTGAAATTTCATGCAGTGAAGCATCATTGCCTGGATCAACACTTGCCACTCATGATGTCAATAATGATTATCATGGTGTATCACAGAAGATGGCATATAGAAGACTTTATGACGATAGAGCTGATTTTACATTTTATGTAGATACTAGATATACAGTTATTAGATTCTTTGAAGGTTGGATAACATATATTGTCAATGAACAGCAGGCAAAAGGATTTACTGATAATAATTATTATTATAGAATGAACTATCCTGTAAAATATAAAACAGATACTTTAATTATTACCAAGTTTGAAAAAAACACAGGAAGACCAGATGTTACTCCTCCTCTTGAATATGTCTTTTTAGAGGCATTTCCAATTGCTATTAATTCAATGCCAGTGACTTATGATCAATCTCAATTACTTAAGTGTACTGTTTCTTTTAGTTTTTCTAGATACTTTGCTAGGGTAAACCCAACAGCTAAAGATACAGCATCTCCCGATCCTAAAAATCCAGGTAGTCCAGAATTTAAAATTACTGGAAATGAAATGCAGCAGGCATATGGTAGAGCAGAAGAATTCCAAAACCCACAATTTGGCGTTGATAATACTGGTGCGTATGATCTGAATTTGGGACAACCTACAGGAAGTACAAAACCATTTTCTGGTTCTGTAGGAGATTTCCAGCAAACACCTGGATCAATGAACATTGCATAACCCTAATAAATAATCCATATGAATTGTTTAGGAGATTATGCCTTTACCTAAGATTTCTACGCCAACATATGAGTTGGAACTTCCCTCAACTGGGGAAACGATTAAATACCGACCATTCCTTGTTAGAGAAGAAAAACTTCTCGTAATCGCACTTGAGAGTGAAGATACAAAACAAATTACAAATGCAATTAAAACTGTAATTAAAAGTTGCATAGAAACAAAAAATATCAAAGTAGAATCTTTACCCACTTTTGATATTGAGTATTTGTTTTTGAACATTAGAGGAAAATCAGTTGGTGAGGATATTGAAGTTGGAATCATCTGTCCAGATGATGAGGATACTTCAGTTCCAGTTAAAATTAATATTGATGATATTAAGGTCGTTAAAGATCCAGAACATAATAAACAAATTAAAATTGATGATAAGATTACGATGGAAATGAGATATCCATCACTTGAGCAATTTATCAAGAGTAATTTTGATTCATCTGCTGGAGATACTATGGAAAAATCTTTTGAACTTGTGGCGGATTGTATTGATAAAGTTTTTACAGAAGATGAAGTTTGGACTTCTTCAGATGTAACTAAGAAAGAACTAGTTGACTTTATGGACCAAATGAACTCAAGTCAATTTAAAGAAGTTGAAAAGTTCTTTGATACGATGCCAAAATTATCTCACAAGGTCAAGGTAAAGAATCCAAATACAAAAGTTGAAAGCGAAGTAACGCTGGAGGGACTCTCAAGTTTTTTCGCATAGCAATGTCTCATATGGATCTTGAGAATTATTTTAAACTTAATTTTTCTCTAATGCAGTATCATAAATATTCATTAACTGAGATTGAAAATTTGATTCCTTGGGAAAGAGACATTTATGTTGAGTTACTCAAGCAGCATATAGACGAAGAAGAAAGAAAACAACAGTCCGCAAATGCCAGCCTCTAAGACTTCAAAAACAGAATCTATAGATGAAAGAATTCTTAGGCTGCTTGGTCTTGAGGATGTATTTGACTTAGACTATGACACCTATGCTACTCTGCTCAAAGAGGCATTAGTAAAATATGGTGTCATAGGTAAACAAAAGATCCCAACTGAAGAGATTGAATTATTAAGAGACGAATTTAAAAAAGTAAAAGGAAAGTCTGGAAGATTTAAAGCAAAGAGTAAAAAGATTAGTGCAAAGTCTGTAACTAATCTTAATATATTAAAAGAAAAGAAAGTACCAAATACTCCAAAATTGCTTCCAGGAACTGCTGTTAAGAAAGAAAAGGAAGAAGATAAAAAAGAAGAACCAAAAAAACAAGAACCTAAAAAAGATTCTAAAGATTCTCTTGAAAAATTAGTTTCTTCTATACGCAAGTCAGTAGACTCTATTGCTCAGTCAGTAAAAACTCTCAGTAAACTTTTGGATAAAGGTTTACTGGCGGATAAGAGACGTGCTGAAAATGAGAGAAGATCTGAAAAAGAACAGGGAATGGAATCCCGCGGGGGTGAAGTTCTTAAGAGTATGGTGAGTGCGGTTGTAAAACCATTCGAAAGTATCTTTGATAAGATCTTTAAGTTTATATTTTGGACTCTTCTTGGAAATACTTTCTTTAAATTGTTGGATTGGTTTAATGATCCAAAGAATCAAAAGAAAGTAGGAAGTATTTTTAGATTCTTAAAGGATTGGTGGCCTGCAATATTGACTGGATTCTTGGCATTTGCCACACCTTTAGGGGGATTTATCGCAACTATTACAGGTACTCTAATAAGAGGACTGTTTATGTTAGCAAGGATTAATCCTGCTTTAACTGCCGCAATTGCTTTATTCAGTGCAGGGGCAGTGATACCAATGCTCTTCCCCAAAACAGTAGATGAGCAAGAAAGAAAAACAGAAGAAGCACCTGGCACTCCTGAAGAAAAGATTGAGAAGTTAAAGAAGCAAAAAGAAAATCTCAATTGGTTCCAAAAAAATGTTCAGGGAATGGGGTCTGAAATTGATGAGCAGATTCATCGACTTGAGACTGGAGAAACAAAATCATATGCAAGTGGTGGTCTCATAGGATCAAAAGATATTTCCTTTAAAAAAGGAGGTAGAGTAAAAAATAATAGTGGGGTTAGAATTACTGGCGCTGGTCCAGATACTCAATTAATCGCAGCTCAACCTGGAGAGGTTGTAATTAATAAGAAGACTGTTGATGCAGTGGGTGCTAAGAATTTACTCGCATTAAACTCTCAGCATGGAGGACCAAATGCAAATAAACCAAAATATGCAGGTAACATAAGAGCTGCTAGATTTGGCGGAATACTCCAGGCGTTTCATGAAGGTGGAGTAGTTGGGGGAATGAATCAATCTCCAGAAACTGGAGTTAGTTTAAGATCTGGTGCTCCAGAATCTAGAAGGACATATTCTGGTGGACCAAGATCTGCTGCTGCAACTATAGACAGAACAATAGAGCAGAGAGTAAAAAGAATAGAATCTCAATTACAAGTGCAAAAAGCACTTGCATCTGGTACTGGAATTAATATTAAAGGAGCACAACTCGGAACTAATATAGGCACAGGATATGGAGCAAAGTATAAAGGAAGAGATGCTGTTAAGGTAAAACTTCCACCTGGAGGATCTTATGAAAAGCAAATAACTCTTGCTGGAAAAATATACTATGGAATGAAACAAGGAGATAAGGTTATCTATGTTGCTCAAGATCACAGAGATAAGAGTGGAGGAGGATTCTTAAAACCAGGAGGATTATTTGGCGGACCTAGAAATTCTGCGAGAATGGATTACGCAGAATCAAAGGGTAAATATTATTCATCATCTGATCAAAAGACATATGGAAATTATAATGACGCAGCGGCTGCTAGAAAATCTAGATTAACCTCTTTGGAATCTCAGCAGAGATTGAATAGATTGACTTGGAGTGATGTTGGTCCAGATATGATGCCAAGAAGATTTTCTGAAGAGAATAGGGCTAGAGGAGAAGAATACAATAAGAGAGGTGGATTTTTTGGACAAATGGGAAGATGGAGTCAAAGAGCTTTTGGTGGTCCAGAAGCAAATAGAAGATTAGATGCTCAACAAAAAGCATCAGAAGCAAGAGCAAAACAAGCAGGGGCTGCAGCAATTGGAAGATATTATTCATCTTCTGATGGTAAATATTATAAAGACTATAATGCTGCGAAAGCAGCAGCGGATAAGAGAAAAGCAAATCCACCTAAACCTGCGGCAAAACCTGCATACAAACCAGCTGGTGGTGGTATGGGAGGAGGTAGAAGTTCAAAAAAACAAGGTGGAGGAATTATAGATATAAATGAAAACACTGGTTATAATATTCCTGGAGAAGGTGC